AAGGCTCTGTAATAACTCCTGCCTGATCAACATCAAATTTATTACTTTCTCCACTTAAAGCACTTGTTGCTCCTGCTACAGTACAAGTAAAAGCTGGAGTTGGAACTGTAGGTTCTGTATAATTTAAATAAAAAGGACTTCTTGCATTTATCTTTGTGCTCATGATGTAGTATATTTTTTAAATGCCTCTTTTATATCTAAGGCAAAAGCTTCTTTGATTTCTTTGTCTAAATTTTTAAAACCCTCATCAAAGGATCTAGAAAAAAAGTGTTTGGCTGGTATTCCTTTTTGATAAACACTACGAGTGATTAAAAAGCTTGTAGAACTATAAGAGATAAATTTTCCTGTTTCCTTATCTCTAAATTGAAACCTTTTCTTTTTGACCCAGTTCTCTATGCCTTTTGTAAGACCTCCCTTTTTACCTTTTCCTGATCCAAACTTAAAAGGAGATTTACTTGTATTTCCATAAGACTTAGATTTACCTTTTACTCCCAGATCTAAATATTTAGCATAGTCAAAATCTTTCATAAAAGGAAACTTAACAGAAATACTATTGGCATAAGTTTCTATATCATAATCAATAGCATTGTATAAAGCTCCTTTTTGTGTGGGATTTTTTTTGTCTTTATATTTTCTAATTAATCTTTTTTTAGAGTTCTCTTTAACGTATTCTCCAAAATCAAT